CTATGAAGCCGATATTGTGAAATCAGACTGGACAACGACAAATCTTGACTACTTGAATAAAATATTTCTCGGCAAACCGAAACGAGTGCTTGTGGAAAGAGCGGAAACAGGCGAGGACTTCAAAAAGTCATATAACGCCGCCTTGGCACGCCTTAGAAATAAGTCGTGGAACTGGCTGACGTTTCCGGGATTGGAACCGCATAAAGATTTGACGGAAGAACTGCAGAATTGGATTATAGCACAGAGAGCGGCAAAAAAGACATTCAAAGCGGTTTTGCCTTGTTCTGCGGCAAATAATGAGGGCATTGTTAACTTTTCCTCGAGCGGTATCAAAGTCGGAGCAAAGACATATTCGGCATATGAATACTGCGCAAGAATTGCAGGCTTGCTTGCCGGACTGTCAATGACAGAGAGCGCGACATATCAAGTTCTTTCGGAAATTGACTCTATAACGGAGAGCCTTACTCCCAATGAAGATATAGACGAAGGTAAGTTTATACTTATCAATGACGGCGAAAAAGTAAAAGTCGCACGAGGTGTAAATTCGCTACACATCTTAAGCGGTGATAAGACCGAAGATATGAAGAAAATCAAAATTATTGAGGGTATGGACTTAATGCGTGACGATATTCGTTCTGCATTTGAGAATAACTATATCGGAATTAATAACAGCTATGACAATAAGGTTATGTTTGTAGCTGCTATTAATCAGTATTTTGACGGACTTGTAAGAGAAGGCGTACTGTACGGCGATGCGGAAAATACAGCGGATATAGATGTTAATGCACAACGTGACTGGCTTGCACAAAAATATGATATATCCGAGTACAGTGATGAACAGATTCGTAAGGCAAAGACGGGCAGTTATGTTTTTGTAACGGCGGATATAACATTCTGTGATGCAATAGAGGATTTGAAATTTTCTATAAATATAGAGTAAGGGAGGCAGTAAACAATGGCAGGAGAAAGAAAGCTTCCCGCTGTCGGAAAAGTAATCAGCGGTACGCACGGCTATTTTTGGTGGAACAACAGTATTTGTTATGAAATAACTTCATTTGAAGCAAAAATCAAAACAAACCGTGAAACGATAAACTTTTCGGGGCAAATGTGGGACGACAGTAAACTGATGGGTGTGTCCGGTACTTGGACAGCGAAAATAAAGAAGATTTATTCAAGAGGCAAAACGTATGCGGAGAAACTCTCGGCGGGTATTGATGAGCGATTGTCGCTTATATCAAAATTGGAGGACCCCGATAACGGCGGTACAGAAAGAGTACAGCTTATGTCATGCTGGCTTGATGAACTTACACTTCAGGCATTTGAGAACGGAAAAATTACCGAAGATGAATTTTCGGGCGGATTTGTAGGATTTAAGTATCTTGATACAATCGCTGACCCGTGTGTATAAAAAGATTGTATTTTTAATGGTAGGGACACTAAAAAATTAACGGCTATACAGCTGGTTTTTTATTAAGAAAAAAGGAAGGGACACTAAAATGAATAAGGCTACAAAATTAACATTAGCAGAACTTTTACGACGTAAGGAGCAGATGATTGCGTCAAAGAAAATTAAAAAGACAATGGATTTATATATCAAGTCCATTGATTCGGTTATAACGATTGAAGAACCGGACGGAGCACTTTGCCGTGACGCAAATGATATGGAGGCAGGCGAGGGTGATAAATATATGTGCTATGAATGCATTAAAGAACCTGACATTAAGTCGAAGGAAGTACAGGACGCATTCGGCTGTGCAGTACCTATGGATATTGTCGAAATTATATTTGCACCGGGCGAAATACCGCAGATTGCGATTGAGTGTATGAAGCTTGCCGGATATATGGGCGGTGTTGAAGCCGTAAAAAACTAATACAGACGGACGGTGACCTGCAGCTTATCCACTACTATTTGCAGAAAGGCTTTGATTGGGACAGACTTGCGGGTTTGTCGCTGTCTGAAAAAATATTCTTGAAAGCAAGCATGGAGCTTGCTGTTGAAGAGGAGGAAGAGAAGTATAAAGCTGTGTTAGGCGGTGGTCGGTAATGGCAAGAAATATAGGCGCAACCTTAAGTCTTAATAACGGTAACTTCTTCACCAACATGAAGTCTGCCATCAGTGCGAGTAATAACCTTAAAAGCACGCTGAACGGTACGACCACAGGCATGAAGACCTTTGGTTCGCAGTCGAGCAGTACGGGAAATATCATTACCTCGCTTGCCTCCAAAGCCGCCGTTGCGGTCGGAGCATTTGTCAGTATACGGCAAGCGGTTAATTTCGGCAAAGATGTTGTTAATACCGGAATGCAGTTTGAACAGGGTATGGCGAATGTGTCGGCTATATCGGGCGCAACGGGAGCAGAATTAACGGCACTTTCCGATAAAGCAAAGGAAATGGGCACAACCACAAAGTTCTCTGCGCTTGAGGCTGCCGATGCTATGAGTTACATGGGAATGGCAGGCTGGAACTCATCGCAGATGATTGACGGTATTGCGGGTATTATGAACCTTGCGGCGGCGTCGGGTGAGGAACTTGCGAGCGTGTCCGATATTGTAACGGACGCGCTTACAGCGTTTGGGTTAAAAGCAAGCGATTCCGCTCAGTTTGCCGATGTTCTTGCGGTTGCGTCATCAAAATCGAATACGAATGTATCGCTTTTGGGTGAGTCTTTTAAGAATGTGGCGGCTACGGCGGGAGCAATGGGTTATTCCATGCAGGACACTACCACCGCGCTCGGTCTTATGGCGAATGCCGGAATTAAAGGCTCTGATGCGGGTACATCTCTGCGCGGTGTGATGACAAGGCTTGCAAAACCTACCGCGGAAGTCAAACAGGCCATGACGGCGCTTGGTATATCCGCCGTTAATACGGACGGAAGCATGAAACCACTGTCAACTCTTATACCTGAACTGCAAACCGCATTCTCATCTCTGACAGATTCTGAAAAGGGTCAGTACGCGACTATGATTGCCGGAAAGAATGCACTGTCAGGCTTTCTGTCAATTGTAAACTCAAGCCCGGATGATTTTTACAGCTTATCGGACGCAATAAATAATTCCGAGGGCGCTGCTCAGTCTATGGCAGATACAATGAACGATACCGTAAGCGGAAAGCTGACACTTTTGAAGTCTCAGTTCGAAGGTGTAAAAATTGCTATTTTTGACGCGCTCGGCAGTTCACAGTTTAAGGGTGTGCTTCAATCAATGTCAGACGGACTCGGCGCATTAACACCGTCTATTTCAGGAGTTACAGTAGCAATCGGCAACGGACTGTTTTATGCAATACAAGGTATATATAATATCGGAATGACTGTATTTACTGCGGTGAAAACGGCTGTTGAAAACAATCAGCCTGCGATAGAGAGATTACATACGGCTTTTGATAATGTTAAGAACAGTATTATCAACGCTTTCAGCGGAAACGGCACTGCGCTTATACAGACGCTTGCGAATGTAATTATTCCAACGCTCTGCAATTCATTATCTTTGGTGCTTAATATTGCGTCCGGAGTTATTTCTGTTGCGAGTACGCTTTCACCTGTAATTGCCGGAATTGCAGGGGCTGTGACAGCCTATAAAATTGCCGTTACGGCGGCTAATGTTGTAGAAGGTATCCGTAACGGACTTATTGCCTTTTCGGCGGTTATGACGGGAACACAGGCGGCAGCATTTGCACCGCTGACCACTGCCACTATTGCTCAGATTGCGGCAACATCTGCGCTGAATGTTGTGACAGGCGTATTTGGTGCAATTATGACATTTGTCACATCGCCTATCGGATTGGTAGTTATAGCGATTGGCGCAGTTATTGCCATAGGTGTGGCGCTGTATAAGCATTGGGATACTGTCAAGCAATGGGCAGGCAATCTGTGGAACGGTATCAAAAATATTTTTAACGGTATAAAGAACACAATATCCAACGCTTGGAACGGCGTCAAGGAAACTGCGTCAAATGTATGGGGAGCAGTTAAAGATATTGTTTCCGAAAAGCTGAATAATATAAAAACCGCATACCAAGAGCATGGCGGAGGTATAAAAGGCGCTGCTGCAGGTGCTATGGAAGCCGTAAAAGGCTATTACACAGCAGGGTACACTTTTATCAATAATCTCACGGGCGGTAAACTCGGTCAGGTTGTTGACAGCGTAAAAACAAAGCTGTCTCCTATGGTGAACGCTGTAAAGGAGAAACTGTCAGGTGTTAAGGACGCGTTTGGAAGCGCATTTTCAAATGCGTTTGAATTTGTTAAGAATTCATATAACGAAGGCGCACTCAAGCCTGTGGTAGATAAGGTAGTCAGTGCGTTCAGCGCGGTTAAGACCACTATTGCAGAAAAATTTACAGGCATTAAAGATGCCATAGGAGAGAAACTGACTGCCGTTGGTGATGCCGCATCAGGTGTAAAGGATAAAATTGCAGCAAAGTTCACAACCGTTAAAGACGCGGTAGTTGAGAAGTTCAACAGCATAAAGGCCGGTGTTGCTGTGGCTCTTGCCCCGATAATTGACGTGGTATCCAATATTGTCGGCGGAATTCAAAGTGTTATTACAACAATTGTTGAGGGAATACGGACGCATATCGGAAACACGGCGGAAGCTGTAAGAACAACGATAACCAATATTATAGAGGGCATTAAGCTGAATTTTCAGAATTTCTTTACAAGCATAAGGACTGTTTTTGAAAATATAAAGGCGGCGGTGTCAGGAATATTTGAAGGGATAAAAACTGTTGTGTCAGGTGTGTTTCAGACAATTGTCGGCATATTCACTCTCAATCTTGACACCATAAAGGGCGGCGTGCAGAACGTTATAACCGGGATTACAGCGATAATTGACGGTGCAAAGCAGGTGGTTATAAATGTATGGAATGCGATAACCTCTGCCGCGACACTGGCGTTTAACAATATCAGAACAGTTGTAACAAATGTTATTGAGGAGATAAAAACTGTAATTCAAAGTATTAAGGATACATTCAGCAATGTGTTTAATTCCGTTAAGAATATTGTATCGAATGTCTTCAATTCTATAAAGACAACCATCAGTAACGTCTGGAAAGGTATAAAGAACTTAATCAAAGCGCCACATATCGTGCAGACGGGAACGATAAGCATTGCCAGAATCAGCACGCCGATACCGAAACTCGGTATTCAGTGGTATGCAAAGGGCGGTATTATGACGCGTCCGACAATTTTCGGAATGAACGGCGGCAATGCAATGGTCGGCGGCGAGTCGGGAGCAGAAGCCGTACTGCCTCTTGATATGCTATGGTCAAAGCTTGCGCAGTTTCTAACACCGCAGCCGGCGAGCGACAGACCTAATATCACTAACTATATTGGGGTAAAGGTGTATTCTGGCAATGACGATGATGAAACGCTTGCCAATAAGGTGGCTGCAAGGATTGTGGAGGTTATAGAGAATATGTAGACGGGAGGAACGGTATGGATATATATTTAAGCGTAAATAACAGAGCGGATATATTAAAAATTCCTGTTCTGCCTCCGTCATTCACGATAAGCAAGCCGCAGTCGCTGACAGCATTTGAAACAGTATCACAAGGAGAACTGCAGCTCATAGGAAGCCCGAAGTTGAAAAGTATTTCAATTTCGAGCTTTTTTCCTGTGCGCGATTATCCGTATCTTCGTGATACATCAATGAAAGGCTGGGAGTATGTCTACAAGATTGATACATGGATAGAGCAAAAACTCCCGATACGCCTTATTATTACCGATACGCCGATAAATATGGCAGTGGCAGTAAAGGATTTCAAATATACGATTAAAACGGACGGTGACCTGTGGTACACATTAGAGCTTGAGGAGTTTAATCTGCTCGGCTGGGAAAATCCGCAATCCGATGAGGAGGATGAAATTGATATGGAGGAATTAAATAAATTAAAAGAACAGGTTGAATATCTACTTGGCATTATTGAACCGTTGGCACATCCTATGATATACAATTATATTGATGAAAATATGCCGGAATGGGCAAGGGAAAGTGTGCAGAAGCTTGTTGACAAAGGAGTGTTAAGCGGTGACGGCGAAGGATGGAACTTAAACTATGACCAACTGAGAACGATAGTCTGGCTTGACAGATTGGGGCTGCTTGGATAATGGCGTCGGGAGTGGATGTGGCTAACAAAGCCAGAGCAGAGATGCAGGAAATCGGCGGTCAGTGCGGTAATAACAACAAATACACTCATTGGTATTCCGATAACGTGGACAACATTGGATATAACTTCTGGTGGTGTGCGGCTTTTGTCACGTATGTTGTCCGTCAATGCGGTGTTCCGACGAGTGTTGTGCCGAATTATGCGTACTGTCCGAACTGTATTGATTGGGCGCGGAGCAGAGGACGGCTGTATTCAAAATCTCAGCTTACAAGCGGAGCATATATACCGCAGCCGGGAGATATATTCCTGCGTGAGGGGCACACAGGTATTATAATATCGGTCAGCGGTAATCAGTTTACAACAGTTGAGGGAAATACAGGAGGTACGGAAAACTGCCGGACTGTGGGTAGCCATACTTGGACTTTTTCCGGTGGCAATTATGCATATGTGTTTAATCCGGATTATCCGGATAAAGTACAGAGCAATGGTTCATATTCTTCCAATGGAGTTGAAAGCTATATGTACTCGGAAAATTCCTACAGCGACAACAGCAATGCGAGCGTTGTATGGAATAACCGTGTTAAGGAGAATATCCATCCGAGAATGCAGAGCCTTGCCCCAATTGCTCCAACAGGACAACTGACATTATATGCAAACGATACGGATATAACGAAAATAGCCGGAAACCTTGCATGGAAAAACAGTATTTATGAACTCGCGACAACCATGTTTTTTGAAGTAGCAAAAACGGATGCGGCATATTTAAAGGATTTGATGTACACTCCTCAGGTAGGTGATATTGTACGCATGGTTACAAACACAGAAATTTTTCGAGGCGTAATAACAAAGGTGGATGACGGTGATGAAAACAGCAATAAATATACAGTGGTAGACCTTGGTTGGTATCTGAATAAGACAAGTCAGACGTATCAGTTCAAAAACATTTTTGTGTCAGACGCGATTCGTGAGATATGCGATGATCTGTCAATATCAATCGCTATGCTGCCGGAGCTTAATGTTAATATCAATCAGATATATTTTGATAAAACCATATCGGATATATTAACGGATATTCTTGATAGGTGTTACGGAGACTATAACTATGATTTTGTGCCGGAGGGATTGCGTATTTACAGAATAGGTGACCTTATTGCATATCCCGAATTTCGAGTGGCAAGTAATGTTGCGCAGGCATATTCGCCGGAGTATAAAGGCAGCGTAAGCCATAGCACATCCATTGAGGAAATGAAAAACTCAATTAAAATCACTTCGGAAAAGGATAATGTGTATACAGAATTGATGGTGCTACAAAATCGAGAGTTGATTGACAAGTATGGTTTTTTACAGAAAATCGTGAAGATTGATCCCGAAAAGGAAAACGCAGACGCTGTTGCAAAGCGTGAACTCAACGAAAACTCAAGAGAGAGTGAAACCTATTCATTTGAAATTGTGGAGAAGTATGACAGTTATACCAGAGCGGGTGAGATCATAGCGGTTGACGATACCAAGTACGTTATTGAAAGCACCGACCACAGTTTCAAGGATGGGTGGCATTATGATAAACTGGAATTACGGAAATTTTAGTCTGATTTTTTTGATTGCTTGTCTAATACGGATATGGTATAATTAAACTCAGAGTTAAATCGGAATATGTGAAGATGTTTTTGACAATAGCAAAGAAGTACAGCTTTGGAACTAACCATAACTGTACTTCTTGTTTTCGATGGTTAACTTAATACACTACGGCATCATCTGCAGTAAAACCGCCAAGCGAGTTTTCTTTTACCTGAATGCAGATATAAGTGAGTTCGGAATCATTTGCAGCGAAGAATTGTCTTTTTGCCATTGGGGCAATTTTCAACCAATCGCCTGCAGAAAGTTCTATTTCTTCGCTATCAATCACAGCTTTGCCTTTACCGGCGATAATACCGTAAATTTCTTCATTGTTCTTATGAGAATGAACGAATGGAATACTTGCACCGGCAGGAAGCTGATTGATGCTAATCTCTGCACCCGTTAAAGAAAGTTTTTCGTGAAGTTCTATTCTGCCTTCATTTCCGATGTTTGTTTTAGTGTAGTTTTTCATGATAAATACCTCCAAAATTTTTTAGCAATCTTTCCTTGCTTGACAATAGCTTATCACTGCACACATAGAAAAACAAGTACGCACTTTTTTATAACTATATACAATATTCAGAATGCGTGATATAATATGATGGTGAGGTGATAATGTATATGAAAACAAAAAGTGAATTACCTGATTGTCCGGTGGCAACAGCTGTGGAATTAATCGGTGGTAAGTGGAAACTACTAATTCTTCGTAATTTGAAAGCACGCCCATGGAGATTTAATGAATTGCAAAGAGATTTGGAAGGAATATCACAAAAGGTGTTAACCGACAGTTTAAGGCAAATGATTGATGATGGACTTGTCTATCGTCACGATTATCATGAATGGCCTCTGCGAGTAGAGTACGGATTGACAGAGCTTGGTCGACAGATGCTTCCGATTCTCGACGCACTTGCGGATTTTTGGAATTATTATAAATCAATCATTAATTAAAAAATGATAATTTTGATTTATACATTAGAATAACAAATTTCGGTTTATGGGCAAAATTAGGAATCATTTAGATATAATATATTAAAAACTTGGAGGGGTTATCAAATGACAGATACAATTAAAACATTAAAATCACGCCGTTCCTGCAGGAAGTTTGACGGCAGGCAGATTACAGATGAACAGCTTAATACAATACTCGAGGCGGGAATGTATGCGCCCACGGGAATGGGAAGGCAGTCGCCTGTTATGGTAGTGGTTCAGGATAAGGAAACTGTTGCACAGCTTTCAAAAATGAATGCAGCTATTATGGGAACTGACAGTGATCCGTTCTACGGAGCTGCCACAGTCATCATTGTGCTTGCCGATAAAAATATCTCTACATATCTGTATGACGGCTCATTAGTAATGGGAAATTTGATGAACGCAGCCGAAGCGGTAGGGGTACAGTCCTGTTGGATACATCGCGCAAAAGAAGAATTTGAGAGCGAGGAAGGCAAAGCTTTACTTAAAAAATGGGGCATTGACGGCAATTATGAAGGTATCGGTCACTGCGTACTCGGATATGGAGAAAAAGCTCCGTTAAAACCGCGCAAGGATAACTATATTTATAGAGTATAAAAACGGTTTTATGAAAGTATATGATTAAAGGTAGGTGGAATTTTTGAATACAGTTGAAGAACGCATTGACCCGTCAATGACATTTCAGACAGAATTTGAGGAATGGGTGAATGACGGATGCGAAAAAGCTGAGGAATTAATGGGTAATTCCGATAAAGAAGATAAATAAAGTCAGAGGCGTATCATAAATGATGCGCTTTTTTCATGCTCTGAAAGGAGAAATTATGGGCGGTATAACAGATTTGGCAAGGCATATAAAAGACAGGGACAATCCCTCGCCGTACACGCCGATATTCGGTAAAATAATATCTTTGCCGGAACTTAACATACAGCTTGGAAACAGGATACTGCTTGACGCAGATGACATCAAAGCTACGTTTGATATATATGAAACGCAGACCTATGATAACCATACGGAATACATACATCTCGGCAAAGAAGTTGTGCTGCTGCCGTATAATGAAGATAATAAATTTGTTGTAATTGGGGTAATTCAATGAAAAATACATTTGACTTTGATTTCAAAAACGGTGAGTTCAGAATGAAGAACGGTAATCCTGTAGTGCTGACGGGTATTGACGCTCTTAAGCTGTGGATAGAGAAAACCATACGGACACAGCTTAACCGATATTCTATATATAAAAATCGGCAATACGGCGCTAATATTGAGGATTTGGTAATAGGCAAAACCTACGGCATGGACTTTGCAGAATCGGAGCTACACCGCGAGATTGAAACAGCTCTGCTTCAAAATGAGGACATATACAGTATGGACAGCTTTTCAGCCGTAAACCGTGGTTCTGAGCTTAATCTATCATTTACACTTGCTACAAGCTATGGAGCGATTGCGGAGGTGTATAAGTTTGACACTTGAAGAGATAATTGAATATATGCTGTCGAGCGTACCGGATGAATACGACATCTCGGTTGGCTCGTTTTTTTATGACCTTCTTTATCCTGTGGCGGAACAGGTGTATTTGCTTCAAAACAAGATAAAGACTCTGTCAACAAATACTTTTGCACTTACAGCAACAGGGGAGTACCTCGACCGTAAGACGGCGGAGCAGGGTATCACGCGAAAGGCTGCCACCTATTCAAGAGGAATAGTACGCATCACGGGAAATCGCGGTGAAATAGTATCGAAAGGCTCAAAGGTTGCCGCTGACAATATTCTGTTTTCTGTGGACGAAACTATGAGCGTTCCCGAAAGCGGATATGTTGAATTGACTGCCACTTGCACAACTGCCGGAAGTATAGGAAATGTTAAGGCGGGCGAAATAAACCGATTTCCCGTAACATTGCCGGGACTTACTGCCGTTGAAAATATAACGGATTTCACAGGCGGTTATGATGCGGAAAGTGACGCTGATTTACTTGAACGCTATCTTGAAAAGGTATCGCGTCCGAACGTAAGCGGAAACAAGTATCACTATATCGAATGGGCAAAAGAGGTTGTTGGTGTCGGTGAGGTGCGTGTTATTCCTCTATGGAACGGAGCCGGAACGGTTAAAGTGGTCATTGTAGATACAGATAATCAGCCTGCTGATGCTGAACTGATTGAAAAGG